TACCTGGGTATTATTTAGACAACCAATACAATTGTCGGCAGCACAGGTACAACAATTTAAAACTGTATTCCCAGATGGAAATGCTCGTGCTGTACAACCTACAGGAACTACCATTTACTTTGCCAATCCAAACTAACATGTAGTTTGGTTAAACAAAAACTGCCATAAATACTCGAAACGAGGAATATCACCAGCGGTGGTAATGTGATAGTTAATTATGGGTATACTAAACTTTAATATTCTAGCACACTAAAAAAGCACCGTTTGGTGCTTTTTTTTACAGTCGTCACCGTCGGCGTGCCAACTTGAGCGTTATTCGTCGTCGTCGTCGTGATCAGTTCCGCAATCACAATAATTATCTTCCGCTTCAGAATGATTTAGTACTTCATTCAGTAGCTCTTGTGTAGACCATCCCGAGTTGGATAATATTTGTATGGAGTGAACAAATAGACTAAAAACAGAAGCAGTATAATCAAACGATAGTACTTTATTTTCTTTAGCCCATAAATCATCAAGAGCACCCAATGCCGCAGCATTACATACATCTAAATCAAAATGATTAATAGTACCATCTTCCAATACTTCTACAATTTCTGTATCTTTCATTTTAAATCTCCTTTTGTATCAAGTTTTTAACAAGTTATGATTTAACAGATTGATAGAATTAATTTTTGTAAGCATATTTTATACTTTAAAGTTGTTGAGTACTAATACTAACACTATATAATTTATTTGTCAACTATTTTGGTTTATATCTTGCCGATTTTGGATTTTGATCACAATTGTCACCGTGCCAACGTTTATACATGCCTACACTTATAATATCTTCGCAGTACTCACAAGACTTTTTCATCTGACTTGGATGTGTGCCAGCTGTCAGCCTGCGTTGGTTACTATTACCACCTAAAAAGTTATGTGTACCATTTTCTATTCTACGATTATTTTCATTAGGACCAAGCCAATTATGTCTACCTTCCTCAATAAGTTTTTTGTTTAGTTTACCACCAGCATTAGGCGATTTGCCGTGTTGCCATTGATGAATTCCTTCTTTGGAACGACGAATACTAGGATTGTTAGTTAGATTAATATGTTTGCCACTAGCCATGGCTGCTTTAGCATTTTGTCCATCTTTATTTGGGTTATCAGTTTGAAAAATATGGTCACCCGAATTGACTAAACTATTTTGTATTTCTGAAAATAGTTTATGAAATTCATCTGGCCGTTTATGAGACCAATGATTTTCACCTTTAAATTTGTTCACAATTTCAGGGTTTTTCATTGGATTATTATCAGTATCAAATCCAATAGGATCAGGTGTACGATTCATGCAATTAGGTTTACCAAAATTTTCTGCTAGATATTTTCTTTCTAGTTCTTTAACTTCAGCAAAAGATTCGGCATACTCAAGTATTTCTCTCGTAAGTGTAGATTTATCTTTAATAGATAAAGGCCATTTGCCAGATCCAATATAACCGTCGTCTATATTGTCAGTGCTATGCCTACCAATGTAATATTTTCCATTTTTATGGATTGTTTTATATATAAAATGTTTCATATGTTTATTTATGTAATCTGCTGCGTTACTACAATAACATAGATACAAACAAAAGTCAACAAAAAAGACACATTTCTGTGTCTTCCTTGTCTTCCCATCCCTAGGAAATTTTTTCTGTATAACAATTTCTTGCTGTACAGAATCTTTCTTTTAGCTAAACGATAAATTTTGTACCGCTATTTCTCCGACGTAATCTGCGGCATTCCCGAAAGAACTGGCCGTATTAGTCAATTCGACGAATCCATACCTTGTCATAAATGACACGACTGGTTCGAATGTGCTTGGATCCAACACAACGCCGGATGACATCAGTGGAATGTATGGGCAATAGAACGCAGCGGCATCAGCCTCTGACGAGCCTTTGTAGCCTACCAATACTGATTGTGTATCTGGAGCATAGCTGTTTACAAATACACGTAATGAACCGTTTAGTGTACCGACAAACTTGGTGTTTGTAGGTGCTTCAAAAGTTCCTTCTGTTGTACGAGCAAAAGCTGATGTTGTTGCAGATTGTAGTACTGTTAAGGCAGCACTTGAAACAACGGCCCAGTTACCAGCGCCACGACGAGTACGTTGGGCGATTAGGTTAGCAACACGGTTGATCAGAACAGCTAGTGCAGCATGTTCATCACCAACGAATGTAGCAGTACCTGATACTGTAGCCTGGTTGTATGTGTACTCTGTAGCAGCCAATGAGCTTAACGATAAGAGAATCTCTTGATCGATTTCAGCTGTGATTTCTTGAGCTAAAGCAGCCATAATTTCTGCTTCAACGTCAATACCGTGCATAGCTTGAGCGTCTTGTGCTGATTCAAATGTCCAACGAGCTTGTAACTTACGTGTCTTTGCTTCGACGGCTTGTTTCAAGATTTGGATACTGATTTGCTTACCGCCAGTACCTTCCATAGTAGCAGTATTGTTACCGGTATAAGCGGTAGCAGTAGTAGTACCTTGTGGAACTGTTGAGTATGCTGTAGCGATGGTGAATGGGCTTAACGCTTCTTGACCAGCTGTTACACTTGTAGCGGCTAAGCTATTATCAGTCAATGACTGAGCATAGCGTACACGCAAGGTATGGATCTGGGATACAGGTCCTGTCATTGGTTGTACACCTACCAATTCGTTAGCGATAACGGTTGGCATTACACGACGAATAACTGGCAGAATGACACGGTTTAATGTGGCAATGTTGCCGGCTGCGGTTGAACCCGATGTTGCATTTTCTTTCAAATACTTACGGGTGTTTTCTAGGATTACAGACATTGAGCTACGCTTTGAGCCGCCTAGGCCTTCTAGCAATGCATCTTTTGTCTCGCCCCAACGGCTTTCTAATAACGCTTGTGACATTTAAGTCTCCTTTTTTCTTTTTACAGCCCTGCCAACCGCTTAAGATCAATGACGTTACTTTCGATATCGTCTTCTTGCTCTTGGACACGGGCAGATTTATCGCCAGTTGCTTCAGTTAATGTTTCTGTAAAGACTTTTTTAGCTTTTACGGAGCGATTTTCTAAAACGGCTGGTAGATACTTTTCAAAAGCACCTTTCAAACGTGGAGTTTGAACGCTTTCAAGTAAATTACGCATTACTTCTGCTTTCTCTTCATTTAGAGGAGATAACAATTCATCCATTGTACGGTTACGTACATTAGATTCTTTTAGGATGCGTACTTCACGTTCTTTGGATTCGACTAAGACAGTTGCTTTCTTAGCGAATTTGATGGCTTCAGCAATTTTTTGATCTTTTTGAGCAATCATATCGTGCAGTTTACGGACTTCAGCTTTCTCATTGAGGTGAGTAGCTCCGAATTCTGTACTATATGCTTCAAAAATACGACGACCAAAATTGTTCTCACGAGCAACTTGGATGTCTTCTTTCAATTGGCTGAGTTCAGCTTTGAGATGCTTGGATACAGCCTGTGTCATCTTTTCTGCAGATTCTTTTACGAAACGGCTCTTTAGTGCTTCCAATTGACCACGTGCATTTTGAACTAGGCGAACCTTAGTTTCAACAACATCACGTTTGTCTTCTTGGAATTCACGGATTTCACTGGCTAACGCATGAACGATAAAGCCTTCTAACTTTTGAAGGCCCACATTATGTGTTTTACGATCTCGACGCAATTCGCCAATTTCTTCTGCTAATTTAGATACCATAAAGTTGTTAAACTTGTTGGTATCTTCTTTAATTTTGCGTTGGAATTTGACACGATCTTCAGCAAGTGCGGCTTTTTCGGCCTTAATTTGCTGAACTTCTGCGACAAGACTTTCTGTTACCATGCGATCTAAGGCTTCCACCATCACTGATTTATCATGTTCGTAACGTTGAGCAAACTCTTCTCGGAGTTCTGCTCGTGCTTGTTCTTTGGCTTCAACAATCTTGGCTTCCCAGGCTTCATTGATTTCAGCTCTCGCTTCCTCAGTAACAAACTCGCTATCTAGTAACGGTTTCAATGCGTCTAGCATATTATTTTCCTTCGATCTTCAGACCACGTATTAAACGAATTACTTCATTTGATACGTACTTCTGTGCTTTGTTGCTTTTAGCCGGATCTTTAAACATTTCCAATAACTTTTGTCCGCCGGCATGGTTTAATAAGCCTTCGTAAATTGCTGTTGGATATGCGTTTGGAGCACTTGGCTGAGCAACTACATCGACAGTAACGATTTCAAAGTCACTGACATGTCCGTTGGAGTCGTTGACATTTCCTGATCCACGACTACTAACCCCTAATTTCACACCTTGATCTAACATTGTTTTCACAAGTAAACCCATTGGTGTTCCTAATATTTTTAATTTGCCATAACCACAATGTCCTTCCATCCACATACCTTCAATCATATGTGAAACACGATCTAAATTAATCTTTAAATCATCAGGATGGTCAACTTCGCCTAGGACAGAATGGCCTGTTTTAAGTTGTTCATTAACTGTGTCTACTGCTTTGGCAATTTCATTTACTGGATATATACGCTCATTGGCATTTCGTATGCCACCCTCAATGCAAATACCCTTCATATAAAGAGTTTTGCCGCCATCTTTGGCTTCCTCAGTTAAAAGTTCGACTTTTGCCTGAGTGAAGCTTAGATGTTCTTTGAGATATGTGTTGCGAGCCATATCAGTCTATTAACCTTTTGGAAAAGGTGTTTTTGTATTAACGCCAGATGCTTGCCCTAAATGTGGCTTTGGAGCTGGTGCTAATTTAGCATTTGCGCCGCCTTTTGCTGGAACATTTTTGAATGAACCTGCGCCTGGAAGATCGCCACGGCCTTTATCAGCATAGCTTGTTGGAGCTTTGTATGCAGCTGTGCCATCTGGATTTGACTCAGATGCTACATTGCGTACTGGTTTACCTTGCATACCGGCTGCGCCCGAGTTAAATGTTGTTGGTGATTTAGTATTAACACCGTTGTCACCCATTTTTGCTGGTGCAACTTTTTCTAAACTAACACCTTCCATCATACCCGGCTGGTCATCAAATTCTGATGTGTCGTCGTCTGCATAAGCATCACCACCAATTTCACCATCAACTGGTTC